GGGGTAAAACTCGTCTGCGCGGTGCCCACAACCGTCTCGCCGATGAGGTGGGCGAGATCCTGAGGCGTGCCTACGGCGGGATGCAAATTATCGTCTTCCGCCCCGCCTCCCGTTGCGGTGCCATTGTCGTAGACAAGGACGGAGGAGTCCGTGAAAAGATCCCCGGTCTGCCACTGCCAAGCATAGGCGGAGATCGTCGCCAGATCACGGCCGATAATCTTCTCCACGTGGTACTGGAAAGCCCCATTCACGTAGCGCTTGACGGTCAGCCACACGTCATCCGTTTGAAGGATGGGATTCGGAACCACGGCGCAAGACACCACGGAACCCGAACAAAGAAGCGCGGGTTGAAGCGCAGGGGAAAACCCGCTCCCCGATTTCGTTGAATCGAACCCCCCCATTTGCTGACTTGCCCACGCGGCCATGTTGAGCTCTTTGTCCCGGGTGAGTGTGAAAAGATTCCCTGCGGTGTCGATGCACCACATGACCCGGCGGGACTTGTCCCAGTTGTAGGACCGAAAATGCCTACCACGGCCCGAGAGTTCGAGCACTGGAACTGATCGGTAAAAATTCTGGATGGGGTTCGCGGTATATTGCTGCTGCAAATAATCGAAGGTGAGCGCGCGGAGTTCGTCATCGGCGCGAGCACAGAAAAAAAGCTCATTCCCCGCTCTGACGGCGGCGTGGTGGGACGACCCGTAGTGAGTCTGCACCTGGCAAAGGTAGGTATCGACCGCGAATCCCGAGTCGGTCGCATTCGGCGTAAACGTCATCACGAACTCGTCGCCCGTCGTCCCGATCACAAGTGTCCGCTCGGAACTCAGCCACTCGATCGCATTCAGCTCGTTACTCGACGGGATCACCTGGAACGGGTTGTCTCCCTGAAAAGCTGTACTGCCATCGGTGGGTGAGGTCGGATCGATGTCGGTCGCGATCGAGAGTACATAATAGTTGAACGCTTCCGAAAACCACATGGAGTCAGGAAATGCGGGCGTCCCGGCGAAAACAATCCGCTGCTGATAGAAACAAACGCTCCCGGGCCATCCCCGGTAGTCACTCCACGCCGATTCCCACCAAGTCGTGTGCGCGGCCGTCGAGGCGAAATTGACAATCACGGTCGCACTGACGACCGTTGAACTCGTGTAGGCCGTGATCCGAGCCGCACCCACGGTCCCCGCTTCAACGATCTTAAAAATAGCGCCCACGTGCTTCGGATCAAATATCGGAGTGCTCGCGGTCAGAGTAATCGCACCACTCGTGGCTGAGGGGGCGATCGTCGTCGCAGTCCGGTTCTGGGCCAGATACGGCCACGCGTCTCGAAGTGCAGCGCCCGCCAAACCCGCGTCGAAATCCTGCATCGTAAACGCATCGAGTGCCGTTCGGGAAAGGGTCTTGGGCTTGTGGTTCCGATGGACTAGCCACATGACGTCGGCACTCTGCGCGTACTGAACGGAGTCGGCCTCATCGTAGGCGCCAGCGGTGTAGCCCGACCCCGAAGCGAATCCCGAGACCTCATAGGGGTGGGTGCCCGTCACCACGGCGGCGTGGCAGGCGTTCAAACTCGAAACCCCATCGGGACGCCACGCATTGAGCACCTTCACCGGACCCGCGTAGGTCGTGTACATCTCGATTAAGTAGGCTTCGTTTTCGGAGAATGTGAACGGGATTAGTCGCGGGTAGGAAGAGAGCGCTTCCATCACGCCATGGTCAAAGTAACTCCCCGGTCGGCGCGAGGCGCCCCCGGCGGTCATCGGAATCATGTTCCGAAGCGTCTTCGCGGAGTTCGCGTACTGCGGCAGGTCGGTACGGCCCCAAGCCTGCGGGCTGATTTCACCCCCGGTGAAATTGGTTTGTGCGTGCCTAAATTTTGCCAGGGCCTACCTCGTGATCGGCCCGAGCAGACCGTAACGGAACCCTTTCCGGGCGTCCGTCCACGTATCTGCTTCGAGTGCCGGAAAGTTATTATTCTCCACACCATTCATCGCGCGCGCTTCCGCGAGTTGGGCCAGGTAACCCTTAGCCGTCCATCCGACCACAGCCGTATTCTGGGTCAAATCGTAGGCGGCCTCATTAGCCAGCCTCCACGCCATCGCCTCACAAAAACACGCATCCCAAGTCGACGGATCCGTATTCCGGAAAATGTACGCGATGTTGAGCGGATTCCAGTTGGTCAGGATCTGGTTACTCTCGACCACGAAATCACAGTCGTTGTGCTCGGGCTCGAGCGGGCGAATCCAGTCCCCCGGCAGGTCATAAGTAAAATCGTACTCGTAGGGTGGGGTGGTGGCGTTTGGGACAAGGGTCACGCGTTTCTTAGCGAAGTGCCACGGATGCGCACGGAGAACGCAGTCCAGGATTTGCGCCCAGATGGCATTCATGTGAATGGCGGATTTTGTATTCTGCGTGATCGAAGAAATCCGTGTGGCGCCGAGCTTGAGCAGGGCGCTGTTCACGATATTGATCTGGGTATTCATCGTTGGCATGAAGGGGCCCACCTATCCCGTTTCACTCAGGATACGCGGGCCCCTAGATCATGTCAACCGATCAATCGACGACGAATTCGATCTCGACGTCGATCGAACCGACGACTGCGGTGCCAGCGACCGTGACCGAAACCTGCGGCTGAACCGCGGCCTGGAGCACGTACTGGTAGCCGGGAGCCTGCGGGTTGGTCGCGAACATGTCCGCGCCGCCCGCGGCGACAGCCGCCACGTCATTGATGAGGGCCGTCGGAGCCGCAGGCTCCGAGTGACCATCCGCCTGAACCGCGGATGCAGGCCAACCCAAAGAGAGCGCCGCAGCGCCACCTTGAGCCGACCAAGCCATCTTCGCGGCCACGATGCGAGCACCTTCGGGGATCAGCCCCGACATGTTGATCACATCGCCGGTCGTCAGAACGCCCGACAACACGAAGTGGTCGTGGAGACTGAGGACCTCGCCCCGAAGATCCCCTTGCTCGATCAGAGCGGAAGGAGTCAGTTGGAGCTTTGCAGCCTGAGTTGCGTACCAAACAGGAGAACCCATAGTTCACTTTCCTTTCTGCTACCCGATTACGGGCTGCAAATGACTTCGACGACCTTGACTTCTTCCATCCGAACCGCGCCGTGGTCCATCGAGCAGTACACCTGCCAGTCGTAGGACTTGTCCGAACGCTGATCGATACGAGCCATCATACCTTCGGTTTGTCCGAAGATGATGCCATCGCCGACGAAAGCGAAACTCGACACCTCGTTGCCAGCCAGAGCTGTGCCACCCGCGTTGTAGAGTCCCGTCACCGGGTCGTAGAGGAACAAGTTCGAGTAAACACTCGAGAGCACCAGACGCTCGGATCGGATGATCTTAAAACCCAGGAAGGTATCAAGTTCACCATTCACCAGGGCACGCACCGAGTTGTAGTCGGCGCTGGTCACTTGCGTCTGGCTGAGCAAGCTTTGTAGCCCACTCGCGTTCGTCACGAAGTTACGCGGCCCTTCAGCTTCCGCTGCATCCAGCTTCTGCTTCGCAGCCAGCATCGCCCCAATGTTCAACTTCGAAATCGTGCCCGCGGAGACGGCGGCCAATTTCTGGGACAAAGGCAGGATCTGGGAACCCGAGCCGTCTTCGAGGGTACGAGCCGTGCCCAAAGCCGCATTGATGATGATGTCGTCCATCGTGCGGCCAAGCGCATTGCGCGCGGCGATCGAATACTGGGATTCCGGATCGTGGATGTTCTGGAGCTTGTCCTTACGATCCACCAGGGTCGCCCACTCGTACATGACGGTGGTCAACATCCGGCGGGAGTGGTCAAGGTCCAGGTTCGGGGTCTCAGAGTTCCGACCCTGCTTGGGCTGCGCAGTGGCGAGACCCAACCGATCGAAAAACTCGGCCTTGCCCTTAAACGCTTCGTTGCGGCAACGGCTCGCGAGACGGGAACCCTTCTGCTGCGAGAGCTGATAGACGTTGGCGGTAAATTGCTCTACCCGCCATGCTTCAATTTGATTGTCCATGGAGTAGGACGCCCCTTTCAGGATAAAAACCGGTTTGAGTGTTAGCTCCTCGGTTCTCCTAAAAGAGGTTTACCCTCGCGGGACCTCTCGCCTCAGGTCGCTGTCCCAAGACTAGACTACGGGCCGATGATCCTAGCGTGACAGGACCCCGGCCCGTTTGTCAAGTTCTATTTACGCTGCACTGCTCCGCATCTTGTAGAGCTCGGCGACTTCGGCGACAATCCGCCTGTGATCCCCGTGCGCGCCGTCCGCGTACGCCGGGTGCGCGGTGAGTTGCTGAATCTTGGTGTTGATCTCCTTCGGGGTCATCCCAAAGGATCCGCCACCCTCACCGCGGAGCTTATCCTCGCCCAAGAGCGCGCCAACCTTCGCCATGAACTTGATGAGGTTCACATCATTCCCGAGACCCGTATCATTCAGATATTTGGCAAACTCCTCGCCCCCCGTCTGCTTAACGGCCATTTGAGCAAGAGCCACCTGCTTTTGATACCCCTGACCCCACTCTTTCTTGAGCCCCTCGAGCTGGGCGGCAGCTTCAGCGGCCACCTCCCTTTCTACAGCGGCGTCACTCTCGGCTTGGAGCCTCGATTGAAAAGCCAGGAGCCCTTCGGCCTGCTTTGGAAGGACCCCGAGCTTGTGGGCTTCCTGCTTGAGCATCGTCAAAACTTCTGGCAAAACCTCGGCACCCTCGGGTACCCCGATCTCGTATTTCTCAAGAGTTGGTCGGCCAATCGAATCATAGAACGCTTCCCGCTCCGCGTCCGATGCCTTCTCCCCCGGGACGATCACACCCTTCTTTCCGACGAGTGCACTCTGGTGCACGTAAGACTTGGCGAGAGAATCGACGCTTTTGAAAGAGGCAAGGAGTTGGTTGTCCTTCAACTCGGCTGGGAGACCCGCGCGCCAATCCGTCCCCGCAGATGCAGCGCTGGCTGGAACTCCACTTCCGCCACCGGCTACTGTCCCCGCTGCTGGGGCCGCGGCCGCTGCTGCCCCACCCTCACCCCCCGAGTTGCCCGCTGCCGGAGCGGCGTCACCCGCCGCTTGCCCGCCACCGGATTCTGTCAAAAGACTACTCATACCATGTCCCCTTTCAAGAGCTGATCGAGCTCCCGGATGCTGATGTTACAACGGGTCAGGATATCGGCCACGACGGAGCGTTGCCCGTTTTCAAACGCCGTCAATTCTTTTGTGCTGAGAAAATGATACCGATTCAAAAGATCAAAAAGGACCTCGCGCTGAACACCCCCGAAAGTTTTCTTGTAGGCGACCAACATGTCCCGCTGCCGGACCTCAGAGGCCAGTGCATCCCGCTTCCCTTTTCCGAAATTCACAAACTACGCCCCTTGTCCCTGTGGCTGGGAAGCCTGCTGAACCTGCGCCATCGCCGGTAGAACTTTTGATGCCGTATCGGCCTGGTGGGTCTGATCCGCTTGCATCATCTGCTTTTGTTGCTGGGCTGCGCGGGCATCCCGAATCTGCTTCATGTCGCGCGCCGACTTCATGAGTCGCTGGGGGACGCCGTAAATGTCCATGACCTCACGGAACACTTTGTCCGTGTCGAGGTTGTCGAGGGCCTGCGGAGCTGCATTCACTACCGGGGCCACAGCGGCGATTGCCTTGTTAAAGTTATCGCCCTCAGCCATCCGCTGCGCGCGGGCCACAAGCGAAGAGTAGCGGGCGTGAAACTTCTTCCCCGCGAGCTGCTTCGGTGGCGTCTGAAAGAGTCCGCGGCGTTCCATGATCCCATACGTCCGATCAATTACTGGCGCCAAGAATTCAAAATGCTGGCGGCCAAGTACAGGACCCATGAGTCGGAGCGCCTGCTCCGTGCGTTGCGCGACTTCGGTCGCCGTCATCTGCGGCCCCTGAGCCAGTTGCATAAGGTCGAAAAAGAAAAACTGTTTGATGCGCGCG